TTCGTTCTAACTCTCAAAGTACTTGAAAACTCATCTAGCGGTTTGTCTTGTCCGCAAGTTCTACAAATCTTTGTTTCCATTTTCATCTCCTAAGTGATTCTCTCACTTATGGAGAAGAAAGTCAAGAACTATTTGTGTTTCGTCGAGAGTCTCTTGTAAGTGCCTGATTAAACAGCGCTTACTTCACAACGCACTCTTCGAAAACCTGGAGTTCCGTTTGTATTGGGTCTCGCCACGACACCAAGGAACCAATCATAGGACACGATTGCTCGCGTCTGCAGCATTGGGTTGTCCAAACTGATGTCGCCATCGCCGAAGGTCTTGACGTTCACCTTGAAACTGGGGCTGCGGGGAACTTTGTTACCCAGCAACTCGGAAGCCAGCATCGCTTCGCGGCCAACCACATATGTGGCGTAGCCAGTCTTACCCACTGAAGGATAGTTGGCATACGTCGGGGTGGTCTGCGTGCGGATGATGCGGACGCCCGCCCATTCCAGAATGGTGTAGCCGCGCGTCATATCCGACTTCAGGATAGTCGCACCAGCTTCGTAACGCTTGAGGGTGTCAACCGCAGACCCGGCGCTGTTGTCTGACATGAAGTCATAGACAACGTACGGGTGCATGGCAGACGTGTAGAGCCCGCCGTCACGACCCGGAACCGCGTTACCCATTAGCTGGGATTCGCACTTTCGGATTGTGTTGGAAAGCATGAACTCGCCGTCCAGCAAGTCAATACGTGCGGACGCCTGCGCTATTGCAGCGGCCTCAAACCCGTTAATCGCAATCAGGTTGCTCGTGAGAGCGCCCCGATAGGACAGGTTGCGGCTTGCATCCAGCGTGATGTCCGACAGGAACATGGCCTGCGCGACGTTTGAAATTCCGATCCAGTCGCCGTATTCGTCGGCGAACGCATCGCTGAAAACTTGGGTCAGAGAGAGCGACGGACCCGGAACTCCTTCAGACAGGTCGTAGGTCGCAGCAGCGTACGGAGTTTGTCCGTAGAACTGAAGCGTCCGACCTGACCGACGTGGCAGGGGCCGAAAGTCGCACAGTTCCTCCAAGAAGGGGGTGTTAAATTGCCATTCTAAAATTGCAGTGCGGTCATACGCAATTTGAGGAAATGCAGCAAGGTTGGTGCTTAATACGCCGGGCGGCAAAATCATGGGATTCTCCTGTGGAACCGTAATCGGTTCACAAACTTTTCACAGGCTCTTGCTCAGGAAGCCTATACACTTATGGGAAGGAAAGTCAAGAAGTTACGCTAGCAGGATTGGATTTGGCGGCGATTTGGTAATTAAGTTCCCCGACCATAACGCCATCGGAGATATATTCCGACGTCATTTACGAGTTGTTCCAACAGCAAAATGAGTCGCAAGCGAAACATTTTTTTATTCATGATTGCTCCGCCTGCTCTCAAGGATGCCAAGATAACGCTTAGTAAGGTCTCACGACTTCGGTGGTTGCGCCTTTGTCGTTCTCAATGTACGCAGTATCAAAAAATTGAGTGCCGTCCGCCCAACCTGTGATTTGAGGCGACACCAAACTCGTACCTTTGCAGTGAGTTATATAATAAGCCTCAGTGCGGTCTCCGAGACGAATCGCTATTTCTCGGACATCGTTTGTTCTTTGGCTGGGGTCTGAATCGGAATTCGGTGCCGGGCCTGAAGGATAAATATCTATTTCGTCCGCTTGCACAAGTTTTGTAACGTGCCCTCTGCACAACTTTACAGTAAACATGGTCTTCTCCTGTTTTCTTCTTCTTCTAAGTTTCTACAACCACTTCTACAAAGTTGGTTAGCGCCTTCCGTTGAACGCAGCATCAAATTCGGCGTTCGGGTCTCGGCCTTGAGCAATCAATCCTTGTTTATAAGCCGCCATGATTTCTTCGGGCGTTGCATCCTTCGGAATATCAACAGCAGGTGCTGCAACCTTTTCAGGAGCAGCATTTCCAGTAGCGCCGGAACTCGCGCCGAAAAGTGAAGACGCCGCTGCAGGAGTCTTTGCTGGTACAACAGGTGCCGCGGGTACAACAGGTGCTGGCACTACCGCAGCCGCAGGCACAACAGGAACGACAGGCGCTGGTGCCGCGGCAGGGGCCGCAGGCGCGGGCGTGCCCGCAACCAGTCGTCCCGTATCCCGCAAAGATGTGTACGCTTGTGTGAGAGCCCCAACTTTATCTTCCGCATCCGTGAGACCCAGTTCAATCAGCTTCACGCCGATGCGGTAAACGTTTTCATCTCCGCCCGGCCACTGAGTGCCCACTCCGGTTTTCTTAAACACCTCCGTGGCGTCCGCCCAAGACTGATTGTACGCGGCAGCGGCGTCTCGCTCAACGGTGGTTTTCAGCGCATCAACAGAAATCCCCTTCTTTGTGAGATATTTATCAATGAATCCCGTCTTCTCAATATAGTCTTCAACCGAAATACCTCCCGCTTTGAACTGGATGTCCAGTTCCGCGCGCGCCGCCGCATTTTCCGCAGCTTTTGCTCTGTCTGCCTCTGCAGCTTTCGCCTCCGCAAGTGCAGTCGCGGCCACATCAACGGGCGCAAGCTCGCTCGGCGTTTGAACTGCAGCCGACACCTTCAATGCGTTGACGATCATACGCTCAAGTTCCAGTTCAGACGGCGCAGCAAATTCAAACGTGCGTCCACCAATGGTCTCCGTGCGTGTAAATGGTTCGGCTGGTGCGTTCGCCGCCGCAACACGCGCAGCTTCCTCAGCAGCCGCGATATCAGCAGCAGTTTTGTCCACCGCCTGTTGAGCGGCGAGTGCAGCGTCCGCGGTCACTTTCTCGGCAGCAGCTTTTTGCTTCTCAGCTTCAGCCACAATGATGTCACGAATGGCTACGGTGTCTACAGCTTCCGTCACAGCCTTAGTCATTTCAGGCGTTACTGTAACGGGGATTACTCCAACTGGATTGAGATCACTCATGATGTTATTGCTCCTTCACTTCGTCTGGTGCGTCTTGCGGGACTTCAACAGTTTCGGGTGTTTCAGCAACTGGTGAAACAGGTCCATCTAGCGGGGCATACACCCCCATAAGATTTTCGTTCATATCGTTCACGCCTTCAATAACAGGCGGCTCTTCTGCGGGTGCCGCAGCCGCCACCATTGCGGCAAGGGCTGCAGCGGGAGCCGACATCGGCGCAACAGCAGGCTCCTTAACAAGCGGCTCCCCTACGAATACTTCGGCGGAGGACATATCGTCAGCAGGCACGGCTGCACAATTTTCGTGGAACCAGCCAGCAGGGACGATGTAGCGCTCGCTCTTCTCTGCGTATGGCGCGCCGCCCGACCGTTCGGTTTGAACGGGAACCGTTATCAGATAGTCTCCGATGCGGGGTTTATAGCCGTGTATGCTCGGTTGTATCTCGGTGTGCCCGTCACCAAAACCCATATACCATGCGGTGGTTTTTGGATCAAACTCAAAGAACACGATCTGTTGGGCATCCACGATTTTCTTTGGATTGAGATAGTATGCGCTCACGTTGGGCTCCCGCACTTATGGAAAGGTTAGTCTAAAACTTGTAACAAGATTTCAACAGAATCAAAAGCTGCCCGATGGACGCGAATCGTAGTTGTCAAACTTCTCCAGTACTTTCACTCGCGTGTAATCCCCTTGCTCCAGCGCTTCCGCAACCGTTTTTTCGGGCAAGATAGCGGTCTGGGCTTTGGCCTCGGCAACTCCCGCCATAATCGCATCTTGAATTCTGGAGATAAGCAACTCGTGATGCTCCTTCGCCGCTTGCGCTCGCGCTTTCAACAACGAAATCTGCATCGCATCCCAGCCGCCGTACTCCAACAAAATAGCGGTAGCCGATTCCACAATCTCTTTGGAGATTTGAAGGATGTCGTAGAAACCGGGATTCGTGCGCACGCTTATCAACCGATTTGCACGCTCAATGACTGGCGTCGTGGTCTGTACAAACGGCTGCATGGGTTCGCTTGCGGAGGGGAGATTGGGTGCATCGCTCATTTTATAGTCTCCGAATTGTAAACAACTTGCCCTTGGACATTTAAGCGATACGTTCGCCGTTGTCGGACGCCGCGCACTCCCAGCCCTTTGTCGTAATCTTTTCTTGGCTGCACGATCACGGAAGAAACAACCGCATCGCCCAAGGTCATGGGCTTGTCGGCCAATAGACTAATCACCCAGTGCGATAGTACCATACTGGACGCGCGTTTGTCAAGTATTAAGTCAGGAATGCGCTTTTATCCATTGTTGCAAACGCCCCTCTAGCGGCGCGATTAAGTCCCTCCGCCTCGGGCGTTGCCCGCTCCGCTTTGGCGGCATCGGACGCCACCGAGGCGTCGTGGTCGGTAGCTTGGTGTTTCAACGTGCTTTTTCCAGTTTCAACCAACATTCGGTTTTCGGCGGCGTTGTTGTCCACGTCCTTTTTCACTTCACCCTGCGCTGAAATCTGTCCGAGTTTGTTTTGTGCGGCAGCTTGCTGCGACTCCGCCTGCATGCGCGCTTTGTCATCGTCATCCATCGGGACGATAATTTTTTCCTTGTACGGAACGCCGAACGAGTCGTACAGAGCTTCAAACATGGCGTTGTAGTCAATCTTCATGGCCTGCGTTGCAAGATTCTCAACCGTGCCCGGCGAACTCAAGAAAGTCTGCAATACGCCAATGTATTTATTCAAAGCTTCGCGCGCCGCCAGTTTAGTGCCAGCCGAGATGTCAACGCGGTATGTGCCGTTGAGAATATCCAGCGGCGTGGCTTTGAACGCCTCGCCCATTGCGAGCGACAGCATCTGACGAATTTGTGATGGTTTCAGTTTCTGGTTCTGCTCCATACAGAACTCAAGGAACGGAACGAGCACTTGCTCGGACACCACATCCACCAAATCTTGCAGTTTGACCGATTCCCCGCCCGATATGGCGGCAACTCCCGCAGGCGTGCGCATCTCTCCCGCCGCCCCGGGGTTTGAACCCAACGTGCCGGGTCCTGCGCCAGTAATAGAGGCCGCCCACGACTTCATCTGCGCGATTACATCCATCGGCTCTTTCGCTCCGATAGAATTGCGCTGAATGGCCTCCACTTTTCCGTTTGCGTCCGCTTTGAAAATTTTTCCCGGGAATATCCACTGAGATTGTGCGCTGTTGGCCGTGCCCGCGGGCGCAGTATACGTTCCCATCAAATTCAAGTTCAAATCATCCAAAAACGCGTTCACAACGCCTTGGCAGATGCGTTGAAAGTCGGTCAACCAAAAAGCAATGCCGTATCCGTGCGCCGAGTCGGGCGCGTTGCGGAAACAGAAGCCCAAAAACGGCGGTTTGCCGAATTTGTGAGTTTCGTTCAAGATACACTTCTCATTTTGGAGAATAATCGCGTGCCGTGAGCCCGTCCAGTAGTCAAACAACTCAAACTTGCGCATGAGCGGGTCGTGCGTGACTTGATCGGACTGAGTTTCCGGCAAAGCCCGCTGCGGAGTGGTGGTTTGTTGAAAAGACGTGTTCCCGGGGCTAGAACTCTGCGTTTCCAGCGGATTTGTTGACGATGGGTTCTGCATCTGAGGCGTAGTGAGCTTTACCAACTCCGCGCGGGTAGGAATATCCCAACCTGCGGTGTCCCGAAGCGCGTCAAGGTCATACATAGTCACGTAGATGATACGCCCGCACCATTCTGCGCAGCGCGGGTCGCCGCGGCGAAGATCAGGAGCGTATCGGAACCGACGAATAGGCACATGCTCCAGTTTCGGCATGTTTGTTTCCACAACAGTAATGGTTTCTGTGAAATCGTCTTCCTGCGCCGCAGGAATCGTGACTTGCGCGTCACCCACGGCCACAGTTTGAGGGTGGTCCTTTGCGACTCTCTTAATGATGATGCGCGAAACCGCCGTGCCGAGGCAAACAAGACCTCGCACTGCGCCGTGTTCCATCGGTGACTCTACGATACCAATATCCTCCCCTTCAATTTCAATTTCAATATCCGCGGCGGCTAACGGCGGGTTCCCTGCTTCATCAACCCACTCGTGAATGGTGTCGTAGAACCGATTGGGACATACGTCGGTGTGTGAAACCGTTCGGTCAATACCGCAAAAACGACATGTTTTGTTTTCCATAGTTATCCTCTCCGTGACCTTGCGATCTCCACAATACTCAGTCCAAGCATGAGGCCCGTCCCAAACAAAAGTACAGCCGTGGATGCTCTTGGTGCCTCCAAAAAGAAAAATAGAGCTAGCATCGCTGTCGCCAAACTCGGCGTCACATATATCCACGAAAGCTTCATTGCTTCTCCTCGCAGTCGTCCCGATACGCTTCCAGAAACTCAACAAGCCCGTTGCCGTTGATCGTCATGGCTCGGATTCCGTCCTCGCCATCTTCATGCCCGTTGCCGCCGTGAATCAGCCATTCACGCGGGTCGAGCAGCGTGTGCGGCACACTTTCATCTCGGGCAGCGAGTGCAGCTTGGGCAGCGAGTGCAGTCCGCGCCAGTTGTTTCATATCCTCAATACAGTTTGCGGCGTGCCTCAGTGGGTCAGTGCTGTACGCGCCTTTGCCTTTTGTGATTTCGCGCAAGGCTTCCACAAGTTGCGGAGATGAATTGGCTTGCCGGAAGTGGGCAGCAAGATGCTGCCTTCCCGTTTCTATTCCAATCGGCGTCCAATTCAGTGTTTCAACGCGCCTCAACAGCGCGGCCATTTCCATCCATTCGGCTGCCAGTTCATCGTATCGGTCGCTCATCAACGGCCTCGCTTGTTGAGGTTTCGCACCACGTTTGTGATAAGCCATATACCACGGACAACAATAAGCACAACCAGAAACACTCCGATGTAAACCAACAAATCGTAACTTCCCATGGTGTCTCCTTAAAGTCCCAAACCGCCAAATGTGATCTGTATTTCCCGAATCTTATCTACCAACTCCACAATACGTGTGACCGCGGCGTCCATGCCTTGGCAGATACGCCACTCTTCAAATCGTTGCCAGTTCTCATCCGAACTGGTATCCTCCGTGAGAGATGATTTGCCCGGGCGCAGATGCCCAGTCTCAAAGTGGTATAACTGCCCCGCAACTTCAAATTTCAGCGCCACTCGCAGCTTGTCATTCTCTTTTTGCAAAGTACTCATCGCAGTCTCCTGACGTATTTCACTTCCTCTCGCAGCCCGCGGTAAATCGCTTTAAGCGCGAGCGCCAAGAACGCCATGAAAAAGACGGCCATCAACACCGCGAGAGGGAGCCAGATGGGCGACAGCACCCAGTACCAACTCCAGCCAATCGTGTGAGTGAGCTTGAGCACAACGAAAGCGATGGTCAACAACCCGGCGAAGCCAACTCCACCGAACTGCGCGCCTTGTTCTGGTTTGTATTGAAATGGCATGGTGACTCCTGTTATCTCTTGCCTGCTTCATCTTCGGCCAGAAACTGAAGAGAGAAGTTGTGGCGGTTTAGAAAGTGAAACATCCGCAAGCTTTGCTCCGCATGAACTTCCGCACCCACAGCGTAGTAGGTGTCGGTGTGCTGTGAGTCAACAGTTTGGCAGACTTGCATCTCATCGCCCCACGCGATCAAGTTGCGAAAGGGTACGTCAGCGGTTCCCGACTGAGCGGGCGCAACTTCAAGTTTGGAGACGTACAGCTTCAGGTCTGACTGACATTGCGCTACGGTCGGGGCGGGTGACGCTTTACGCGACTGCCCCGATACACTCAATACGACCGCGGCTGCACCCAACACGACCGCGGCTACTGATAGAATAATTGACTTCATGATGTTCCTCCTGTTTGATATACGGCTCAGTCTACTGCAGATTCACTATTAAGGATATTACCCACGCAAGAAGTTTGCCGGGACACACAACGCTGGCGCAAACAAACACAACGCATACCTCCAGCACCACGAGTCCCTCTATGATGCGGAGAATGGGTTGGAGGTTGGCAAAGTGTATCATTGGCGCGCCCACTTGCGAAGCGTCTTCGTTGCGGCGGGACCGAAGGTACAGCAGCCGACGCGAAAAGTCGCTGCGGTTGGGCAGTCCAGACACCAGCCTTGCCGACTATAAAAATACCGCTCCGCTGAGAACAAAAAGACACGGGCATGGCCACGTTTAAACCCGTTTCGTACGTCTCCGCGCGTCACGTATATGTCGTCGTACCCGGGGTGGAAGCGCAAGAGCCGCGCAGTTATTTCGCATCGGTGGATAAGCCCGAACTGCCCCACCCTTGTGCGCGCCTTGTTCTGGTTTGTATTGAAATGGCCGGGAACAAGTTTCCTTCGCTTCATCATTGTTGACTCCCTTCACCTATGTTTTCGCCGAACTGCCGTCTAATGCGCCTGCTTGATGACCCAGAGTTTACTCTGGGATTCCACAACTTTGTGGTTGCGTTTGCTTACGCACATTGCTGTGCGTCCGTTCCCGCAGACGGTGCCACCAATAACACCGAACGTGGGCTCATGGTACATCCACGACTATACATCCATCCACCAAATGAACGCCAGCGCGAACCCAGCAGATAGCAGCAAACGACCCACAATAACGTGGATAGTCTGGGCCGGGTCTATCAGTTCCCCGACGCACACCACAACGAGCCCAAAACCCAGTACCCAACTGAGAGTGCGGACGATCTTTTTGACGGTGAGTCGCATTTGGAACCCATGAAAGCTATCTGTCCACGGACGGCACTTACAGGCCGTCTTTAAGTACCTCGGGGGCTTTTGATTCGGGAATGGATTCCATCTCATAGAACGCATGATACATGAGTGATGTGGAGATGTCAAGGGTTATTGTAATAAAGTTTCAGCGATGCTTCTCTGATGCTTCTCTCGCCACTCAATCAGGTACAACGCCGCGGCGCGTCCGTAGAACGAACACTTACGCAGACCAGTAAGTACCTCTGGGGTTTTCAAATCCGCTGTGGATTCTAAAGGTACCCGTTTCATACACTTACGATAGCACACTACGATGCGTATGTCAAGCGGTTTGTAAGCTCTTTTCAGTGTTCGTGTAATAGGGGGGTAGCCAAGCTCAGCTTGAGGGTAGGTACCTTGGGGCGTTTTCGCGCCCAGAGAGAAACCCAAAGGGACCCCTACTTTTTTCCTGACTGGCCACCAACGTGCTACCCCCGCACGACGCTCGCCAAACGTAACTCGTTTGTGGCCATACGATTGCAGGGCGCGGGGCGTACGAATAATGACGCTGGCTGGCCTGCGCGCGCCACGCCTGTGTTCTCAACAACATAGCACAGCGCGCCGACTACTCCAAAATAGTGATTTGGAATAATGTGATGCAAACAAAGGACTTAGCCCGCGAAGTACTAGCGCCGACTGGTACTAAATAGATACGCGTTTGGTTATCAACGTGCAGTGTGTGCCAGCGCGCGCAATGGCCATCAACGTGCTGGAATGTCAGAAATAGTGTGTATTATTTGACACGCACGTTAAATGATGCAGAAAAGACACAGTTTGGCGCATATATCGTGACGCGAGTGAGAACAAAAAGACACGGGCATGTGATGCCGCAACAAACCCCGTAACTCATTGATTCTCTCTTCGCCTCGCCTTCAGAATTCATTCGCTATTCATTCGCTATTCGCGAATCGCGAACTCGCACTTTATGTATTCCACCAGCGCGCCCATAAGTTTACAATCGCGCACGTCTAAGTTGTTAATCCGCATGCGATGCGTAGATGAGCCCGCCTATTCTACGCATCATAATCTCTGTGCAGGACATATATGTCCGTGATGGGAGTTGGTTTACAATAGGGACTTATATAGTTAACTCCCTACGCTCCAGTACTGGTACTATTTTGTTGAAATAAGTACTTGACTCCCGTAAGGGAATCATCTACTATGGGTTCAGGAGGCAACACCCAATGCCACTCAACTGGAAAATTAAGAAGGCCGACTTAGACAAGATTACGAAGATCGTTCTTCGAGCTGCGGCAACAATGGGCCTTGAAGAGCGTGGATCGTCAAAGATGGAGTTGTCTATGGATATTCACGCGTGCCACTGTAACGGGAATCCGCTCGACCTCGGCGGCTTGCTCGCTGCCGATCAATTCAACTTCTCTCACGACATCGTTGGAATCATCTACCACATCAACCGAAACGATGGCTCTTTGAGCGATTGCTTCATGCCCCGGTATTCAGACGTGCATCAAAATGCGTAGAGATGAGTTCATGCAGAAAGTTCTCTCACGAAAAGCCCCGAATCGCCTTTGCTGTATTTACTGTTGGGATTCGTGGGCCACTTACAGGGGTTGGCATCGTCACATGGAAACCTGTAAAGGTATGAAGCGATGTCTCAAACGAATTGCACGCTACCGCCCTGTACTGTAGCCCGGCCACGATAGATAACACAGCCGTGATACTTTGTGCATCAGACGTTCCCTATCAGGCTACGTTCCATGCATGCACTATCACTGTGATGCCAAGCGCTGGCGGGCATGCAAACCTTTACGCGCGATGTCTCGCGCACAGCACGCTATCGGCAAAAGTACTATCTCAAATTCAGTACTAACGTACTATTGACTCAGGTACTTGCACTCTGATATCCTTTGGACATGGAGAACACGAACATGACCGTCAAACGAGCGCTTTTCCAAGACATCATCCGCAAGCACTGGCAACCAAAGATGCGATGCTATTTTTACTCGGCTGACGGCTTCGGCGACACGCTTTTCCCGACCGCGTACTCCGCGCTATCCACTTGGGAAATGAAGCAGGCATCCAACTCGCCGACCGTGAACGAATTTGAAGCATCGAAGGCGGTGCGATAATGTTGAACAATCAATTCAGCGTATACGGCAAACTGGTTGCGGCACGCAAAGCCGCCGAGCAAGGCAATTGGTTCCCAGCATGCGACGGCACCGAAACCCCGTTCACGGCGCGCACTGGCAAGCGCTTGCTGTACTGCTATCAGCCTTCGACCGGAAACCACGCCTATCTGGATTGCGGCACCGACATCATCCTGAGTGACGACGAAGCGCGCGCAGCACTGGCGCTATCCTAAACTGGAGGCAACACCAATGACCAAGAAAAACTTCATTGCACTGGCAGACCACATCAAACATGCAAACCTTTACGCGCGATATCTCGCGCACAGCACATCTGACGCACCGTTCACCGCAGAAGTGTTGGACACGCTCGCCGACTTCTGCCAATCACAGAACAGCAACTTCATGCGCGCGCGCTGGCTTGGCTACATCAAGGGCGAAAACGGCAAAAACGGCGGCACACGCTAGCCTGTCATAACCCGCGTAGATGACATATATGTCCCTGTGCGGTAACATGGTCGTGATATGCATCATGGCCATGTTATTGTGTGTCACCAAACCCCCTGATTCGGTGGGTTTCGCACCAAACACTTGCACTCACGCAGCACGATAGACTTGCGTTCGCACAGATTCAAGTGCTAGAATGTTCACACTTATAGACGCTATGGCGTCTAAGGTCTATGATTCTGTACGCTATCGTGTCAGCGTTCGGCGTCATTCGCATATGTCAGCGCTCGCGTACATGCTCGCTTGTACCCATACAGCGGCACTCAGGACGCTACACGTCCATCATATGGGTACAATTGTAATCTGACTGAGTACAGCTTGCCTGCGGGCTTCCCTACGTCCGCACGGGCATCTCTAGACATCGTGCGAACGCATGGCGGACATGCAAACCGTTCCGCCGCTGGACGCGGCACAGCGATACATCGGCATAAGTGCCATGCGCACACCACGCGCACGCTGTGTATGTTGTTCAATCTATTAGCCACATTGAGTTATTCTGTCAAGTTTTATGCCACAAAAACTTGCCACCGCACCCCGCGAGTACTACTCAAAATCAGTACTAATGGCCTATTGCATTCAAACCGCGTGCCTGCTAATCTCTATTCATGAGCACACCAATCTCTAATAGGAGAACAGCAGAAGTTATCCCACTCCAAGAAACGAGGCACAATGACATACAACGTGGAATTGAGCACCGAACAGGTTCAACGCTTTGCGCCGTCTGCGTTCGCAGTCACACCGTATCACAAACAATCCTCACGCTACGCGTTCATTCCTACTTCCGCTGTAATTGACGGCATGCGGGACGCGGGATTCCTGCCTGTTAGTGCGTCCCAGTCGCGCACGCGCATTGAAGACAAGAAAGAATACACGAAGCATATGATCCGCTTCCGTGCAGCGGCATCTCTCCAACAGTCCGCCGTTGTCGGCGAGTCAGTGCTGGAGGCAGTCCTGATAAACTCCCACGATGGCACGTCCGCATATAAGCTCATGTGCGGCATTTTCCGCTTTATCTGCACAAACGGTATGATCGTCGCGGACGATTTGCTGGAGTCTATCAATGTCCGACACACGGGCAACGTTATTGCAGAAGTGACTGCAGGCTCCAACCACATTCTGGAGGCTGCACCCAAAATAATGGAAGTGATTGATTCATGGAAGAACATCACGCTGGCGTCAGCCGAGCAACAACTGCTCGCCGAGGGCGCGCACGCGCTCCGCTTCCCAATTAACGAAGAGACTGGACTGGCCAGCACTCTCGTTACGCCTGAAATGCTGTTGAAAACTCGCCGACACGAAGATGCTTCGCCGAGCCTCTGGAACACGTTCAACCGCATACAGGAAAACACGCTGCAGGGTTTCAAGACTAGCGCACGCGGGCGGCGCATTACTGCCCGCGCGGTTCGCTCCATTGATGGCGATGTCAAATTGAATCGCGCACTCTGGACTCTCGCCACTCGTATGGCAGAACTCAAACAAGCATAGGCCGAAACCGGGGAAACCCGGTCGCACCGTGAAACGGTGCCTGATGATGGCCATCAGATTCTAATCGGAGGCAGTGCAATGTCCAATATTATCACAATCAACGGCGAGCCTGTTATCAAAACTAATCGCAGTTTGTTTCTCGCCGTCTATGGCGAACAATTGGGCTTGGCGCGGGTTAGCAATCCCCAAGATTATCCGTGGCCTGCTTCGGAACTGCCTGCTGTACTGGCGCGCATGGCGGCGGCTCTTGACCGAGGCTCGTTCAATAAAGACGGGCGCGCATTGCGAGCCACCTGCAAATATCTGGGAATCAAACACACATACGGAGCCATTAACGAATTCATCAATAAGGAAGGTGAATAATGTCCGCCAATCTTCAAGTAGCGCAAACGATTCTGGAACAACTCGGAGGCCACAAAGATGGCGGAGTTCAAGACCGCCTAACCCCGGCGTGCTGTGCTCCGGGGAAACCCGGAGCCTAGCACGAAGTGGTTAGACAAACTGGAGGCAACATCATGGCGGCTTCACCTAGCAAAGACACAATTCAAGCGTATTTGCGGAAGCTACGCAAAAAAAATCCCGGCGTGGAATTCGTGGTGCTCCGCGCGTCCAACGGCGAAGTGGCAATACTGCCCAAGGGCAAAGACGTGTACGGAAACGCGGTGCAGTCGTGAAAACATGGTACAGAGTTTACGCGCAACAATTTGACGTGGAAGAGTCCGCAAGTCAGCGCGTGTTTCTCGCCAAGTTTTCTATTCAGCTTGACGCATATGCGTACGCGGAGAATACGCGCAAACAGAATCCCACATGGCACGTTGAAATTTCGGAAGTGCAAGCGTGACCTACGCAGAGTATATGCGAACGTGGCGTCAGACGCGAAAATGGCCGCGCTGTTGAGGCGCGGTAGAACTGATAAAGTACCCGTGGGGCACGGTGCTGAATCCGCCGTCATCTGACTCGCCGACTTACACCGCTACAGCAAGTGGATGGCCACTTGTTTGGGGCTCCGCCAAGGCTTTGGGGCTCCGCCAAGGCGCGGACAAACTCGGCACCGAAAAGCCGATTAGCGCTGATGAACTCGGTTAGCGCTGATGAACTCGGTTAGCGCTGACGAACTCGGAACTCCATTAGCGCTGACGAACTCGGAACTCCATTAGCGCTGATGAATCCACAGGAGGAAACACAAATGAAATACCATCGTATCTGGAGCATCCACGACGAAACCACTGATGAGGTGCGATCATTTGATGATGTGCGATCATTTGATGACGGCGGCCACAACATTCACTCGCACGCCGAGGCATTGGAATTAATCAACAAGTGGAACCGACAGGCTATTGCCCACGCACTGGCTCACCATTGGGCTTTTCCAATCGTCTGAATCACTCATGATTGTTTCTCCACCTTTGGGCTCTCAAAGGTTTTGCTGCAGTCCATCTTGTGACCCGTAAATGAGTGGCACTCAGTACATCGCGTTGACTCGGGTAGCCCTATCGGCGTCCCTGCCCAAACGTGCCAAGCGAGATGTGGTCCGTGGTACAGCATGCCCGATGGTGCCCGCCACACACTAAACATCACTTGCTCCCAGCCGCCGCGAAGCAAGTCCTGTATCATTTTCTCAATAGTGAGACCGCAGCAACTCATGACTGCTCTCCAATAAGAACCCGCACAATTATGTTTCATCCCACTTGTGCTCATCCCAGTACAGGAACTCGGCTCGCAACACAGGCGGCGGGACTTGCTGGTTCCAGTACGAAATGCAAGACACTCCGAAATTGAGAATGACACATTTCATTTACGCCGTTTTATCCACGCCACGATGCGCCGATGGTACAAGCCCAGAGCCAGCGCAGCGGGTACCGCGATTGTCATAAATAAACGCATCACTGCTTGACGCAAACTCCATCTTTAATGGTATAACACTTAACGGGGTAGCCACACATTTCCACGACACGCCCGTACTCTGGGTTCGTGATATGCCCCATGCCTAAAGGCAGGGGCTTCTTTTAGACCACGCATGACATTACCTCATCTACGTTGGCGTCTAAGGGCGGTATCCCCGCCCGCTTTCAAAGTTTTCATTTGACTACCTTGATGACTACTGTGATACCTTTCCATCTCAACAACTGTGCGCAGTCCAAGTCAAAGCATGGATCGCACAGCGGCAACGACACCCGGGTAGTCTGCGGGTTGTTGCGGCACTTCCAGCAATAGTGAACTTTATCACTCATTGGCTAATCCTCATCTCTTTCAGGTAAGCCCAGTCCGCCTCGGTCAACTCATACCCTCCGGGGCTCCAGCGTCGTGCGCATTTCCCCAATGCGGCGTATGGGTCGTCTGCGTGCCAAGGAGTGCCAGAGACATACGCGGCGCGCAGACTGTCAAATATGAGTTCGGTATTCACTGCATCTTCGGCCTGCTTTTGGAGAGCTTGTTTGAACGCAGTGGAATTCAAGTAGAGTTGAAGCGTATCCATATACCTGTCCATCGCGCGCAATGCCGCTTGTTCTACCGAATTGAGTTTGTCATCCATAATTTAACGCGAGGGGACCGCCTGCTTTAGCTGGCGGGTGAATCGCGTCCTCCCTGTTCTAGTTACAAAGGGCGTGGTTGGGGTTAGTGGTTGACCGTCTTTGCTCAACACAAAGACAGTATGTTTGTGGGCGACATGCGCCCCGCCTTTCGGCGTTTTCTCACTTCGGAGTTGACTGACAGGCTCGCCCTTGAAGGATTCGGGCACAGTGCCGCAGGCTAGTGAAGTACCCACGGGTGTTTCGAGTTGCTGTACTTGTCTGTTAGTCGTCTGCATGATTTTACTCAAGCCTCCTAGTCAACACTTGCG